GACAAAGCATTAGTATTACCTGAAGGGGCAAACTTCCAATATGCAACACCAAATGCTAATGTACAATCAATGATTGAATCTACTAAGTATATGGTAGATAGTATTGCACAATCCAACAATGTAAGAATTAACTGGGCAGATAAGAGTCAAGAAAGTGGACTATCTAAAAAGATGAGCCAACTGGACTTGCAAGATGCACTACGAAGTGATACCGAACAAATCTATAGACCATTTGAGAAACAACAATTCCAAATTGCTAAAAGAATATGTGAAGTATCAGGTGGTATTAATCTTGGGGATCAGTTCAGTATAGATTTTGCTGAAAGAGAAGTACCTATGAGTACTGATGAAGAAATCAAATACTATTCTTGGGCATTCCAAAATGATTTAGAAACAAGACAATCTTATCTAAGAAAAAAGAATCCTGACTTACAGGAAGAAGAAATACAAGGCATAGTGGAACAGATAGATTCTGAACAACCACAAGAAGCAGACGAAACACAATCTATCATTGATAGAATAGGTGAACAAGTTGGCTAATTTAGATTTCTACAATAAAGAAATAGAAAATATCCAACAACAGTTAATTGACAAATTGGATAACCTGGTTATTGGGTTAGGTAGAGTATCAGATACTGAACTCATGCAGATTGCTAAGCAAATAGACTTCTTTGCAGAAATGGAAGCATTAGGGTTTACTAAGCTAATGAATAGAGTGGGTAAAACCTTTGATGATGAGATAGCAAGAGTATTTGCAGAACTATCAAGGAGAGAGTTAGGACAAGTATCAGTTGCAAGTATAGAAGCATTGAAAGAGTTAAAGAACTTTGAAATGACTTATTTGACAAATGGAGTAAGACAATATTCAGATCAACTAAAGACTGCAATGCTAAGAGGGATCATAACTGGAGAAAGTAATATTCAGATAATGAATAACATCAATACAACCTTTGGTGTAGGAACTTACATTAGTTCGAGTGAAACTTCTTTTTTGATTAATGATGCTTTTTCAAGATTTAGTAATACATCAAGAGCAAAGGCATTTGAGGAGTTTCCTGAAATAAAGTTTCAATATATCGGACCAAGTGATGATAAAACAAGAGATGTATGTAAAAGAGCATTACAAGAAGAACCTCTTACAAGAGAAGAAATAAATGCTTTAGGATATATTGACTTTAGCAATAGAGGTGGATACAACTGCAGACATGATTGGGTAAGAGTGTGAGAATAGATCAAGTAGTCAAACCTAATTCCAAAGTGATGTCTAAGTTAGCACAAGATGCTATTGATAAAATTACTTTAGATGCAAGTAGAGGTAAGTTTCAGAATGATAGAAGTGGATTCTCATACAAGAGTGATACCTACAAAAAATACAAAGCTAATAGTATGAGAGGTAGAACTGGAGATAAGTTAAAGGCATTTAGAAACCAGGCAACTGACACCCAAACCTCTTTTGTTAATATGAGATTAACTGGTAGAACCCTAAGAAGTATGAGAGCATCATCAAAACCTAATACTGCAATCATTACTTATGATAGAGGGGAAATAGTATTAGGCAATCAGAAAAGAGGATATGACATCTATGATTTGTCTAATAAGAATCAAGAATTTATAGCCGATAGATTCGGCAAAGAACTTTTGGATAGAAACATTAAAAAGTATGTATCCAAAACAACGATAATAAAATAGGAGGGCAGAATGTCCGAAGAAAATGTAAAAGTAGAAGAACAAGCAGTAGCAGAAACTCCTACACAGGAAAATACTGATGCAAAATCAGAAGTAGGTAATTTAATTGCAGAAAGCAAGAAATACAGACAAAGAAGCCAAGCAGCAGAAGCCGAGTTGAATGAACTCAAAGAAAACCTCAAACTTCAAGAACAAAAACAACTTGAAGAAAAAGAGGAGTTTAAATCTTTGTATGAAAAGATGAAGGAAGAAAACTCACAGTTAAAACCTGTAGTAGAACAATTCCAGATCCAAGAAAAACAAAGACGAGAACATCTGCTGTCCCAACTTTCAGATGAAGATCAAGAAATCTATACAGACCTGCCAACAATTAAGTTGGAAAAGCACATTGAAAGATTGGGAAATAAAAAAGTGCAAGTATCTGATGCCAAAGAGGTTACTTCAAGTGGAAAGTTTGCTGGAAATAGCAAATGGAATGATTTGTCAGAAAAAGACAAACAAGAAGCAAGAAAGAACCCTAAACTTTGGAAACAGATAGTAGATGGCTATAGAAATTAAAACCTTAAAAGGAGAGTAAATAAAATGGCTGATGGAAATGTAACAACAACTACAGCTGCTAATTTTATTCCTGAAATGTGGAGAGATGCGATTCTTGACTATGCTGAAAGACAATTTCAGTTAAGAAACCAAGTTCTTGACTTTTCAAGTATGTTAGCAGATGGTGGGGACATTCTAAATATACCTAAGGTTACTGAAGAAACTGCTGCAGCTAAAGGTGCAGGAAGTGCAGTAACATATACTAACAACACAGATGGTGTAATTCAATTATCTGTAGATCAACATCACTACGAAGCTAAAAGAATCGAGGACATCGTAAGAGTTCAAGAATCTGCTGACTTATTTGGTGCTTATGCAAAATCAATGGGTTATGCTTTAGCTAAAAAAGTAGAAAATTACTTAGCAGTAGATATTTTACAATCTGCTACTGGTAATGATACTGCTTTAAGTTCTGACAATGTATTCACAACTGCATTAATTAGAACTGGTTTACAGAAACTGCTTGATGCAGGACACGACTATACTGATGGAGAACACTACTTCTATTGTTCACCAGCAACTTATATGTCATTGCTATCTCTTGGTGACTTCTCAGAAGCACAAAAGAGAGGAGATGCTGAAAATCCTAATGTTTCAGGTCGTATTATCAATGCTTATGGATTAGAAGTATATCCAAGCACAGATTGGGACGACGATGGTGGATCAGGCGATGAAACTGCAACTATCTTTAACAGAAATAGTGTTTACTTTGCACAGCAAGTAGCACCAAGAGTTCAATCATCATACGATATTGATCACTTAGCAACTTCTGTTGTAGCAGATGTACTATTCGGTGCAGCATTATCTCATGCTGCTAACTCAACATCATTAGGTGTTGTGAATTTCACAAATCCATAATTTAGGATAAGTGAAAATCGGTTCAATATGGGGCTAATTTCGGTTAGCCCTATATTACCATAAAAAAGTAATTTGAAGGAGATTTAGATGCCATTATACGACTATAAATGTGATTGTGGAAAGATATTTGAGGTACATCAACCTATAAATGATGAAAAATACAAGAATTGTTCTGAAGTCAAGCAATTAGAATGTGATGATCCAAAACAGCTTGAAAGACTCATAGGCAAACCTGCCATATTTTCAGATGACATCGGTAGAGGTCATAAACGAATGAAAGATAAAGATTTATATAAGGAATTAGACATTGAGTAGTAATACAAATATAGGTAATACACCTGTAAATCAGGGTTATGTTCAGCTAATTCATACTGGAGAAACTGGGGGAATAGATGGTACACTTCGTACTTTGTATGATGGAGATGGGACTGCATCAGATTTACAGATTGCAAGTAATAAAGTTAAAGTATCTACTGAATTGTATATCGGTAGCAAGACTGCAACTGAATTTATCCAAGATATTGTTGGGGATATGTTCACAACAGGTAGCTATACAAACATTACTACCACTTATGACGATACTAATGGAAATATTGATTTAAATGCAAGTGGAGATGTAACTCTTAGCAACACAGTAACCTTATCAAACAAAACTTTAGCTGCCCCAACTCTAACTGGTACAACACAAGGGGCAAGTATCACTTTATCAGGGGATTTAACAGTAAATGGAACAACAACTACTGTAAACCAAACCAATTTAGATGTATCAGATAATATTATAGGATTAAATCGTGGGGCAGGTTCTAATGCTAACGATAGTGGTTTAATTATAGAACGAGGTAGTACAGGAGATAATGCAGCAATTATATGGGACGAATCTGCTGATAAATTTACATTAGGTACAACAACATCAACTCCAAGTGCTACAGGGGATTTAACTATATCTACTGGAACATTAGTAGCCAATGTAGAAGGTAATGTAAGTGGTAATCTAACTACAGATTCAGTAACTATTTCAACGATTCAAACAGGAAGTGAATCCTTTGCAGACAATGATACTTCTTTAATGACTTCTGCAGCAATACAAGATAAGATTTTAAGTTATGGTTATACTACGACAGGAGCAATTACTGCACTTAACAATGCTACTGCAAATGAATTAGTAACAGTAGGTTCTACTACAACAGAATTAGACGCAGAAGCCAATCTTACTTTTGATGGAACAGATTTAGCAATAGCAGCAACTGGTAAA